TACCGATATACAAACAAAAAGAAGTCAACCAAGAAATTGGTGGCAGTAAAGAAGTCACGCAGGTGATTTTTTGTTTGAAGAAACGTATGAATGGTATTTGTCTATGTTAGACGATGACGATAAAGAGATTATTCGATTTTTACGTAAGACAGGAGAAGAACATATGGCTCGTAAGCCAACTTCTCGTGTTACTTCTATTGTTCCTGGCGCTGTTGGTTTAGATCCTTCTCAGCGATTTAAGGAATTTCATGATTATATGTTTACAGGTGGTACTAGGAGTAAGTGGGAACGTATTGGTAAACCACTTTTTACGCCATCTATTGAAATGGCGATGTTTTTTACGCCGATGAATCCTATTGTTTATCGTATGATCCGTTATGGTTTGACGGCATACGATGTTAAAGAAGGCGTATACGATTACGATTAGTTAATATAGTTCTTGTATACACGATGTATACATGGCGAAACTATATTGGAGACTGAAAGTGAACGGAAAGTGGACGTGGCGTGCTGCCAAGTCCATGGATGATATACCACTTGGTGCTAAATACACCACAGTGTATAATTTGGGGGAGGAAGAATGACGGAAAGACAATGTGAAAGATGTAAAGTTGTAACTATGATTGATAGTTTTCACAGGATATGTTTTGATTGCTTTTGCGAGCTAGACATGAAAGCCGTAGAAGAAGAAGAGTTTCTACGATTTTTGACGGAAGAAACTGATAGTCCTGATGACGCGTATTTGCGTCAGATAAAGGAGGAAGAAGAATGATTAGATCGGTTAGACCAGGGGATAGGTTAGGTTGTGGCAACAAGCCCCGGGGACATTCTTCTTTAATTAAATCTGGAGTATTATATCGACAGTGGTGTTTGAAGTGTGGTCACCGTTGTTGGATTTATGGCGGTGATCGTTATCGCTGGCTTGACATTATGCCAGACACACAGAATGTTACGAGATACTGATGCATTTGGCAGAATCTTCATAATATCGACGGCCCCCGGTGGCGGTTGACGGCATCGAGATGAGGGCGTGTGGGGCCTGACCCTACCAACCTCATTTCGTGAATCGGGACAACTGTGCTCCGACAAGTTGTGGATTTATCCGGGCGGCGTATTGCCTTGGTTCCCAACCAAGCAGTGCGTGGGTGTCATAGCCAAGAATTATATGGGGAATTCTAATCCCAAATTCATGGCGTACAGAAAGAGCAATGGGAAAATGTCCCGTAGATCTAAGAAAATAGAACCAGCAGTAATGACTTTGAATATTTTTACTCCGTCGGTTTCGGCGGGTAGTACAGAATCTTTTTACTGCGATTTGTCACAAATGGCTTCTTTGGTCAATCGCAGGTTTTACCGTCAGGGAATTAATTGGGCTGTTGCCGGAGTTAAGATACTTACTTCATCCGGTTTGGATGGATCAGTAACTACTCGAAAATTACCTGCCACTTGGACCATGTCTAATGCATGGGAAAAGTCGATGCGTACTTGGTTGAAACAGAATAATGAGTCTATGGAAGAGACTGAATCTATTCGTCCTAGGTTTATGGATTTTAAGATATATGCTGATGCTCGTCATCACAATAAGGGATTTGGAGCGAATCTTTTGCCTTCAAATTATACTATTGATGCAACTGGAGTAATTACAGTTTCTACTGCTACTCCTGGGGAATGGGTTCCATCTGAAATGCAGATTCCCTCTGCATCGAGTGGAAGCCAAGGCCAAACGCAATCTCGTGAATTGATTGCAGTTGGACCTAATTATCCCGGTTTGGGAGCATCTGGGTTTGATGCTGTTTCTTGTATTGAGGGATATGCTGCTAGCCGTGGGTTACCTAACGTGTTAGATCCTAACGCGCCTGGTGATGCTGCTGATGTTGATGGTTTTAATCCAGATAATTGGATGGCAGCAACATTTAATGAAGGAACTCGTGTTACAGAGCAAGTTATTGATGAATTATTGGATTCTAACAATATTGCTCCTTATCCATTTGAGAATGATGGAGTTCATACTGATACACAGTATCCAGGTGGAGCCAATCAGTTGAATGGTATGGAAATACATGATTTTTCTATTGTTTCACCTACTACTGTGGGTGGAGTTACTAGAGTTAAAGGCGGCATGTTCCCTTGTGGACTGATCGCTTTTGATTGGGCACCTTCTTCTCAATCTGGTAATATTGTTATCCAGATTGATTTAGTACCTGGACATCACAGAGGTTATCTTTGTGAACCAATGACGGAGATGTGATATTTATGTCAACAGGAATAGAAACAGAGACAGTCAAAGGCGTGGTTACAGCATCATCTGTGCTTAATCACCTCCGACATAACCGTGTAGAGTATATTGCTCTCACGATTCTTTTACACCTTCTAGGTGCTACTAACTACGCTTTTGACAAAGCAAGCGGAGTGTGTGTTTGATGGCGAAATATAATTACGGCAAGACTTTCAAAAAGAACGGTAAGCTAGTGCGTTACCGATATACAAACAAAAAGAAGTCAACCAAGAAATTGGTGGCAGTAAAGAAGTCACGCAGGTGATTTTTTGTTTGAAGAAAC